TCATCGCTTTGTTTCCTGATATGGTGAACCAAATGAATGTGAATATTTTGATCTCGCGCAAGACCGCACAGCTCGTCTGTAAAATTTTTCTGTGCGTTGTAATCGTCCTCGCCTCTCACGCACTTCATTAGGCTGTCAATGAAGTAATGCTGGCAACCCAACATTGTCTTGCAGTAAACCCCCACTCCTAAGACTTGAGGTGGACTTACAGTTCCCTGTACATCGTAGAACCAGAGTCGGTCTTTAACCCATTCCTTGAACTTCTCGTGAGCCTGTAAGGTAGGGAAGGACATCCGCGACCACTGCCTCACCATCCGCTTAAGTGTCCTGACCGGCTTCATCTCAAACGAAGCGATCACGACCTTTTGGTTTTGATGGATCAGGTGCAGAGCGATTTGCCCTGCGAGAAGTGATTTGCCAGATCCGTTTTGGCCTGCAAGCACAGTGACCTCACCTAAGCGGTAGGTGAACTTATCTTCGAGTTTTGCAAACGGCATGACGATGTTCGGCTCTTCAGACGGGTTCCTCATCTCCTCTATGAGGTCGTCCATACAATCTTGAGCGGGTCGGACTTTCACAGACGCTTCCATCTGCTCGTACCACGCCTGATAGTCGAGGTTCTCAAGAATCATGCGTCCACCTCCGAATCCCAGTAGAGACCGGGAGCGTAGTTAGCTATCACGCGGGCGGGCGCACATATTTTCAGAGCTTGCAAGATGGAGTGGACTTGATCGGGATCTCCTCCATTGACATGCACCCGTAATCCTCTGACCCACCTAAAGTCTCGGTCTTTAGGCTCAACGACAACAACGGGGTAATCCGGGTCATCGTCTGGCTTTCCAACAAAGTCGATAAAAACAGCTTTAGGTGGTTTGCCTGCAAGCTGTAGGTTGTTGACGAAGTCGTGGCCTTTCATCAAATGCCCCTTCCCTCAAAACCATTGAGCTGAACGACGGGCTTTGCTTTATTCACCCAGTCTGCTTTAAAGGCAGTCCAGTTTCTTTCGCATATCTCTTGCAGTGCAGCATTTAATGTAAAGCCAGCTTTATTAGCCTCCCTCACAATGCCATTCCACGCCGCTTCAGTAAGCGGTGCTTTTTTATTCTTCCTAATTAAGATGAAATCATCCCATATGCGTTGATCTACATTCTCTGGCTTCTCAACACTATATTTGCTTTTCTTATGGTTATTGGTTAATGGTTTATGGTTATTGGTTGGTTGCACGGTCGTTGAACGGTCGTTGGAACTCTTTTCAACGTCCGTTGAAGCCTTGTTGAGAGCACGTTTAGCAGCCGATGCTTTGCCTGCTTTAGAAGCAGACTCAAGTTGCTGGCGATAGTTCTGTATCTCTTTATCGCATCGTTTGTGATGCCATCCATCATTGCTTTTTGTGAAAAACAAATGGAGCAAGCCTTCGATAATGACCTCTTTGTCTCTTGCGTTAGCCTTCATTGAAAGCTCAAACAAAGAGTCCGGCAGCGGTTCTTCGGTGTCGTAATAAATCCAGATCATCTTCATGTAGATGCCAACTTCTTCGTTGGTCAAAAATGAAGTGTCTTTAATGAAGTCACCAATATGGTGCTGGTAGTAGTGCATAGCAAACCCCATCAAGGTAGTCATCACTGAAGGAGCAAAGGGCAGGCAGGTGATGAGTCTGCTTTTCCCCCCGTCGGGGTATCCCTTGCGATTACAACTGTATCAGTCTAAATCAGAATTCAAACACCTTGCAAGTCCACCCGGATTTCAACTTGCCCCAACCGTGAACCTCGATCTTCCATCCTGCCTTAAGGATCGTTGGCAGATGCTCCGATTCCTCAATCTTCCTGATCCTTGCGTTGACATTCCCTCGGCTTGTTGTCTGCACCAGCAGCGTCTCAGTGTCCCTGATAGCTAGGATGTCGCCGATCCCGAATAGATCCTGCCTGATGCGAGCGTGTGGGTTCCACTTCTCGACGATCTGACAGAGATAGCCGTCTTGCCTGAGTTTCTCTAGGCTGCGTGATGTTGGTGATTTGCCGCTCATCGTGTAAAACCTACCTTTCGTCTGCTGGCTGTAGCGTTGTGTTTTAGGGCGTATATAGTCGTGAAACGAGGTGGAATATGAACGAAGATTATTACTTTGACAGGATGCTATATGAACACGACAGAGAAAGAGAAGAAGATGAGCTTGCTGAAAGACTGGCTGACAGCGATAGTTTTTGGGATTTTGTATGGGACGATGATGTTCCTGTTTATAAGATAGAACGTTTTTTTAGGATAAAACGATATGCAGAAAGTTTACGAAGCAATAAGCAAAGTGATGAGTGCGATCTCCAAAGCAGGGATTGCCAAACAGAGGACTAACGAAGCGCAGCGATACCAGTTTCGCGGTATTGACGATGTATATAACGCAATGGCTCCCATCCTTGCGGAGCATAAACTGTGCATCCTTCCTCGCGTTACAGACCGTCAGGTTGTCGAGCGTGTCAATAAATCTGGCACTGCTTTGTTCTATGTCACGGTCTCAATGGAGTTCGCTTTAGTCTCTGGCGAAGATGGCTCTAGCCACGTTATATCGACGATTGGCGAGGCTATGGACTCAGGTGATAAGGCAACCAATAAAGCAATGTCAGCGGCTTACAAATACGCTCTTATGCAGGCCTTTTGCATTCCCACCGAAGGTGATAACGACAGTGAGAATCAGACTCACGAAGTAGTGTCTGAATCCAACTTCGACAAGGATCTCGAGAAGATTGGCAGCGCTAACAAAGACAATCTTAGGAAAGTTTATGAGGAGGTTTTTGTTAAACACAAAAAGTCACCTGACCTTGTGAAACAAATTGAAGCAGCCAAAGACAAACGCAAGAAGGAGTTAGGACTGTGAGACCTGTTTACGAAACAGAACTTGATAGAAAGCGAGAGCTAGCCGTCGCGCAAGCCTTTGCTGATCACTTTCACTACGACATTTACCGACTTCCTAAGTTCTATTCGATGGACTTTGCTGCTTACCAAAACGGTCAGCTCGTGAGATGGATCGAAGTCAAAACGAGAACTTGTAAGTCCACCGACTACAACACCTATATGTTGGATTTCGCAAAGTTTGAGGCTGGCATCAACATACAAAACGCCTCCCAGCGACTTGCGCTCTTAGTTGTCCAGTGGTCAGACACAATGAAGTATTGGACGTTTCGCCCCGGTTACACAATAAAGCCCGGTGGCCGCACAGACAGAGGAGATCCCGATGATGTTGTTCCTTGTGTTCATATTCCTATTCATCAATTCATAGCCGTATGAAAGACCCGCACAAAGCCGTTGATTACATCCTTAAACATGCTCGTCAATTCGCCGATGCCAAAGCTCAACGCGTTTATCTCGAGGAGTTTAGGAAGTCTAAGAAGGCCATCCTGATGAAGGCTAGTCTTGAGAACGCTTTAGGTGCTCAGGAAAGGGATGCTTACGCTCACCCGGAGTATCTTGAGCTTCTAAAAGCATTAGAGGCTGCTGTGCAGATCGAAGAGAAGTTACGGTGGGATCTGATTGCAGCGCAAGCAAGGATCGAGATCTGGAGGTCTGAGCAGGCAAACATGCGAGCCGACATTAGGAACACGCAATGAACTGGCGGTCTAAGAAACTCCTAGAGGCTTGCAGAGATCTCCCCTGCGGGCTTTGTGGTGTCGAGGATGGAACGGTTGTCGCGGCTCACTCTAATCAACAGAAAGACGGTAAAGGAACGGGCATCAAGGCACATGACTTTAGGGTCGCGGCTTTATGTTATCGGTGTCACATGCAAATAGATCAAGGAGGTGCAGGCAAAGAAGAGAAAAGACAAGCGTGGGAAGAAGCACACAGAAAGACGATTGGATTGTTATTTGAACGAGGAATCTTAGATGTCATCACTAAATAAAGTTATGTTGATTGGTAACGTAGGCAAAGACCCTGAGTGCCGTTACACAGAGTCAGGTTCAGCCGTAGCGACTTTAAGTCTGGCAACCACAAACCGCTGGAAGAACAAACAAGGCGAGCAGCAAGAAGAAACAGAATGGCATCGTGTTGTCGCCTACGGGAAGCTGGCAGAGATCATCGAGAAGTACATTGATAAGGGAAAGCCCATTTACATAGAGGGGCGTTTACAGACTCGGAAGTGGACGGATAAGCAAGGCATCGACAGATACACGACTGAGATCGTTGCGGACATCATGCAAATGCTCGGGCAAAAAAATAAGTCTGAAGAGCCCGCATTCTGATGGAACAGGGCACAGAGGAGTGGAGGCTTGCAAGACTAGGGAAGGTGACAGCTTCCCGTGTCTCAGATGCAAGGTCTAAAAAAGGTACGGCTACAAGGGCGAACTACATTTCCGACATCATCGCGGAACGACTCACAGGAACGGTAGCCGAGACATTTACGAACTCTTATATGGAGTGGGGAACTCTTAATGAGCCACTTGCACGAGCTGCGTATCAGATACGAACCGAAAGGTGGGTGGAGCAAGTTGCTCTTGTGGATCATCCGACGATCCATAACTTTGCAGCATCGCCTGATGGTCTTGTTGGTGACGGGCTCATCGAAATAAAGTGCCCCAAAACTTCGACGCACATAAGCTATTTGACCTCGGGCGAAGTACCTACAACCTACAAGAATCAAATGCTCGCACAGATGGCTTGTACGGGCCGTAGATGGGTCGATTTCGTTTCCTTTGATCCTAGACTGCCCGAGAGACTACAGCTCTTTGTAGTGCGTTTTGAGCCGTCCGAGGAGGATATTAAAAGTCTTGAAACGGACGTTGTTAATTTTCTGAACGAAGTGGATAATTTAATGGAGCGACTATGAACTGGAAAGAATTGATTGAAAGCCAACGATCACCACGAACCTTCAGACCCGTCGAGGAGATCTGGCGAGAACACGGCTGGAGACCACCATCCACAGAGTGCCCAGACACCATTGAAAAGCACCGAGCTTTTAGAGCGTGGGCACTGGCTGGAGATCATCAAAGCGGTGAAGTCCGGTGATCGATCGGAAATTACGCAGGCTTATGAGGCTGCTATGCCGTATGTCGTTGCGGACTGGGCTAACTGGCTTTTATCGAAGCCTCGTGCGGCTCGGCTACCGCTGATAGAAAAGATCGCAAAACATCACGGGGACGAAGTTGGGGAGATGGTGAAGAGGAAACTTACCGAGCTACACCGCGACTCTTTTCAAAAGAGCGCATTCCAGCAATCCCCAACATCCCGCTCAAAATAACCCAGAGAGCATCAGTGTCCAACATAGGAGGAGGCTTTACTTCTCTGGGAACATATCCTTCAGCCTGTAGCCAGACCCACGCCCAGACGAGAATGGGATAAAGAAGGAACTGATAGAACATCGCACCAGCACCTATCCAACCTATCGCGGGTCGCCATCCGGCTACAAAGAGATTCTGATTCGCGGCCTCAACCTTATTAACTTCCATCTGACCTAGGTCGATAGCCTGATCTATTCTTTTGGACTCTAACTCCAGCTCCATCCGCTCTTTGTCGGATGTGTGAAGGTCTCCGATCACCTTACCGACAGAGTCAACGATAGATGAAATGCCGAGGATGTTCACAGCTTCAGTGCTCGGTTAAGCCAGCCTAAAAGAAACTTGATCTGTGACCTATCTCTCATCACGATGTCCCTATATCTCGCAACCTTTGCAAGCGCATAGGAAGCCACAAAAAGCTCTTCGTTCATCTGGTTGAGTGCTTGTATGGTCTTAGCCCCGATAACGCCGTCTGGGGCCGTTTTAACGCATATCTGAGCCAGTTTGGAGGCAACAGATACGCCAGCATTCACAGCAAAGTTAAAGATAGAGGAAGCGACGACAGGATTGAGTTGGTCGCCCTGCACGCGATCCCAGAACTCAGACTTGTAGAAGTCCCTGACCATCTGAGTCGGTGGAGTTTCTTCTCTGTCGATAAAGCCCCATCCCGGCCAGTGCGGGTTCTTGTTTCTCGCAATGCCGGCGTAGGTTAATCCGCCGGTATCGCCATCAATCTTATGCAGGACGTATCCACCTTCGTCCTCGATCATCTTATTGAAGGCTGCTTCAAAACTCATTTATCAACTTTGGCATCGAGCTTGTCGAAGATCCTGCTTAACATGATCTTGATCTCGGTAATGTCTTGCTGATAATCAGACTTTAATACATAAGTATGGGGTAGACCCTTTTCCAACTCACCTAGATCCTTTTGCAGATCTTTCTGGGCTTCCCACAGAACCCGGAAAAACCAACCCGCTACGGCACATAAAACACCGAAGAGACCGTTAATCAGATTTTGACTTTCCATAGTAGTCGAGATTCCTAATCAGCCGTTCATCATTAGGAGACAGTCTGACTGCCTCGGTCCCGTGTCGTATGGCTTCGTCTCTCAGGCCTAAATTGTAAGCAGAAATCGCTGCTAAGTCATGTGGCTTGAATCCCCACACTTCAGGATCACAAGTATAGACAAGCTCTTTGTTCTTGATCTCTAAAGCCATCGTCGCTGCGTGATAACACTCTTTCCACATCGACTTTGTGTAGTAGGACATCGCAGCGTCCACCCACGGCTCTCGAGTTCCCGGAGCCTCGGCTATGGACATCCGAAACCACTTGAGAGCTTCCCAGCCGTTGAGTTTGTGGTCGTAGGCCTTTCCTAACAGTCTCATTGCATAACAGCGCTCGTTCGGCCACGTCGCTTCTGGCATGTTCAGATACGTCTTTAAAGCGTCTATAGCCTCATCCCAGAGATGATAGAAGGTAAGCTCACGGGCGAAGTAGAAAGCGTTTCTAGGGCACCTAGGATCCTCTTTGACGGCCATCCTTAGAAGGTCTAGATACTGCCCCCGTGACTTAGTGGGATCGGGATGATGAGAAACGAGAAGCATGTCTGTTTGGGCATAGACTTCTTTAGTTCTCTGATCCGGCCTCGGGTACTCATGAACCGGGTGATGCCAGTGGTAGCCCTGTCGATGATGAATCTTCTCGTAGTAAAAGAGGATGTTTTGCCCCCAATCGAACTTGTATCTAAGCCGAGTGGTCTCTGGAGTCCATACCCTTTCTATTTCCTCGCGCCATCCGGGCTCAAGAACCTCATCAAGATCTAAGGAGACACAAACATCGTAGTCACCGGGGATGAGACATAGAGCCGTATCCCTTGCCATATCGAAACGCCACGGCTTCACAGAGATGTCGTAGACCGTAGCGCCGCATTCTCTGGCTAGGCTTGCTGTGTTGTCTGTAGATCCTGTGTCAGCTATCAGAATGAGATCAGCATCCTTAGCTGAATCACAGAATCGTTTTACAAACTGCTCTTCGTTTTTTGAGATTGCGTATACGCATATTTTCATGTCGTGTATCCATTGTTTTATATAGAGTCAGCCACAGAGTCAGCCACAGAGTCAGCAATCGTATCAATAACAAGGTCGATAGCGACTGGTATTGCCACTGGAGGCTCAGGCTTAGGGACGGCTTTATGAAGCGTTACATACTCGCCGTCGATGATGGGATCACAAGAGGCTAGAACCTCTGTATCGGGGTCGTAGGGCACTTCTTTCACGATATAAGCGCAGTGCTCTAGTCGCCACTCGGGCGTATCACAGCCCGGAAATACGTTGGAGATGAACATCGACTCTAGGGTGCCTGTGTTATACACGCGGCCATCGCGAATGATTGCGTACATGATTAGCCTATCGGGAAAGGTCCGGTGGGGAGATTCGTGTTGAAGTTGGCGGTGTAACGGGCGTATCTGGTGATGCGAAGATTACTGATGTAGCCGCTCCACAAAT